AGCTGCCGCAGCGGGAACTCCTGCCGGCGGAGGTCCTCCTCGCGCTGCGCGTTAAGGAACTGCTGGTAGAGGTTCTGCTGTCGCGTGCCGAGGCCCATCAGCGCCTCCCCCGCCCCGTAGCGGTTCTGGAGCGCCGTCTGGCCGTAGCCCGCCAGGTCGCGCCCGGCGCCGAGCCGGAACTCTGCGCCCTGAATCCCGGCGCCCTGGTTCGCGCGCGCGGCCTCCATTCGCTGCTGCTCGTTGAACTGCTCCGCGGTCATCCCTAGGCGCTGCGCCTCAAGCTCCGCCTGCTGGTTACGACCAGCTGCGTCGAGCATGGCGCGCTGGTTCGCCTCCTCGGCCGACAGGCCCATGCGCATGTAGTCCTGCTGCGCCTGCTGGTTTGCGCGCGCGGCCTCGAGGCCGGCCTGGACGTTCGTCGTCTCGGCCGTGAGGCCAAGCCGAGCGAGCTCAAGGTCGCGCTGCTGGTTCGTGATCTCGCCGCGCTGGGCGAGCTCCATCACGTTCTGCGCCGCGTTCTGGTTGGAGAGGCGCGCCGCCTGCTCGCGGCCGACGTCTGCCTCGCGCTGCGCCGACGCCTCGCGGAAGCCCTGCGCGCGCTGCTCGGCCACGAAGCGGTTACGCTCGCGGGCGGCCTCGCCGGCGGCGATGCCCTCCTCTATCGCGGCGCGCGAGCCGCCGAAGGCACGGGCCGCGGTGGCGCGCGCGGAGCGCCCGCCGCGTGCCTGTTCCTCGGCGCGCGAGATATCCCCAAGCCCCGCATCAATGACCTGGCGCTCGTAGGGGTTCATGTACTCCCCGATGTCACGCCCCAGCACCGACGCGCCCTGCACCATCGGCGCAGCGCCCGGCGCGCTGATATCGCGCGCGCCAAAGGTGGTCCCGACGCGGCCGGCAGAGATGCGCTCCGGGCCGCGCCCAAGGGCCGCACCGATGCGCTCCGCGCCGATGTCGCGCGCGCCGAACTGCGTGCCAATGCGACCAGCCGAGACACGCTCGGGCTGGTAGCCCATCAGCGCCTGCGCGTTGCGCGCGGCGGCCTCTACCTCTGGTACAAAGCCGCCCTCTCGCGCGATGCGGCGCGTCGCGGCCTCGCCCTCCATATAGTCGCGCGTGAACGGCGCGACCATCATCCCGCGGTAGGGCTCATAAGGAATGGCCGAGACATCCTCGGCGAACTGCAGGTTCCGCAGCACGCTGTCGTAGATCCTCGGGTCGATCTCCGTCTTGGAGACTTCCTTCTTCTTGGACGAAAAAATCTTGCTCATAGTTTCTTCTCTAGCACCACCGCGGTGCGTCTGTAACCCTCAAGCGCCCGCTGCCAGCCTGGGCGTCCCATTATCAGCATAGTGTCGCAGCCGATGCTGCGCGCCCAAGCCTCGATGACCGGGCGTATCACATCATCAATCTCGCGCAGGTCGCCCGCGCCGATGATGACGGTGAGCTGCTTGATGCGCGGAAAGATGTCAACGGTCGTTACCACGCACGAATCGTTCGAGGCCCAAAACTGGTACTCGCCGCGCGCGATCCCGTCGAGCACGTCGTGGTAGCCCATCTGGCCGTAGCCCTCGGCGAGCGCGCGCTCGATGGGCTCGCGGAAGGGCGCGATGTGCTCGATGCCCTCGACCTCTTTCATCGCTCTCCCCCCGCCACGGCATCGAGCCGCATCGTCCCGACGCGCCAGTCTGTGGCCGGAGACGCGCCCGTGATCTGCATCTCAACCTGCCGCCCGGTGAATCGCACCGGGGTGTAGATGGAGTCGATGGTGTAGCTCTTGGTCGTCTCCGAGCCGTTCGGCGCGAACTTGGTGATGAACTGCAGCGACACCGCGCCCATCGCGTTCTCGTCGGCGATAACCTGCCGGGCCACCATCAGCCGCTCGCCGCCGCCCAGCTCAATGGCGCCAGAGCGCGCGAACGGCGCCGTGCCGTCGTAGGTGACGCCGACCTCGTGCTCGTAGACATAGCCGTCCGGCGAGACCATGAGCGGGTAGCTGAAGACGCCGCGGTCGGTGCCGGCGGTGCGCGCCAGGGTGCCGATGGACCAATGCCCCTCGCGGTAATTGTACGACACATACGAGTCGCACTCGCTGTTTGAGGCGCTCGGGTAGAGCCACCAGACCTCGCCGAATTGGTTGTTGGCGACGGCGTACACCTTCGAGCGCTGGGCCTGCGAGAGGTTGTTCACCACATAGTCGAGCACCTCGCACTTGAGCGGGCGCACGAAGCCGTCGTACATGAAGAAGCCGCTCGGGCTCCACCAATAGGCGACCGACTCCACCGCCGCCACCGCCTGCGCGCTGATTACGCCGCACCCGGTGGCGATGCGCTCGAAGCCGTAAACGTACGGCGGCCCCTGGTACTGGGCGGTGTGTATATCGACATCCGTGAAGATCAGGTTCACGCCGCGCAGTCGCTTGCCGGTCACGATAGAGCCGACCGTCTCGAGCTCAATATCACCCGCCTGGTTCGTGATCGAGGGCGTCCAGGTCGTGTTGTCCTCTTGGTCGGACCAGGCTACTTTTCGCGCGTTGCCGCCGGCGCCGAGGGCGAACACGAACCGCTCGGCCGTCACGAGCACGGCCTTGTTGCTGACCGGCGCGTTGGCGAGCGCCACGCCGTCGTTCGCGATGTCGAGGTCCCACTCGTAGATCTTGCCGTCGGCGTTGCTGCACGCCAGCAGGTACTCGCCCCAGTTGTCGAGCGTCCAGGTCGTCGCGGGCGTCACCGTGCCCGTGTCCGGGCGCGGGGTGCCATAGGAGAACAACCCGTAGGGGCCGCCGCCATAGCCCAGGTTCAGCACCGCGTCGGCGTTGCCGGGCGTGAAGCTGGTCGGGGTGATGTCGGTGATGGTCCCGGCTTCGTTCATAACGAAGAGCTTGGTGTGCGTGCCGATGCCGATCCAGCGCGCGTTAGCGTTCGTGCGCCACGCCAAAAGGCCGCGGCACTTGCCCGTGACCTGCCCCGAGGCGCGCTTACGCCAGCCGCCCACGGGGCGCATGGTGTTCTCGTACCAGCGCACGAGCGAGGCATCGCGCCAGCGCCCGCGGCTCTGGTACTCGGTGCCGTTGCGGTACACGCCCGGCTGGATGTTCAGCGGAATAAGTGCCACATCAATCCTCTGTCAGTCTCTGGAGCTCGGCGAGCCGCTCGGCGTCTCGCTCGCACGCCCCGAGGTGAGCGATAAAAGCCTCGTCAATCGCTCGCGCGTCGCCGGGCTCTCCGGGGGCGCCATCAGCCGCGGCGGCACCGGGACAGGCGGCGGGCACGCCGGGGGCGGCGCGGGCGTCGCGCAGCCGGCGAGCGAGCTCGCGGCCACGGCGATCAGCGGCGTCCAACCTTTCCGACAGTCCACGCTCTACCTCCTGGTGCCGGGCGTAAATCAGCGCCTCGGCCTCTCTGGCGGCCTCTGCGGCCTTCGCCCGCTCAAGGTGCCACTCTGCCCTCACGGCCGCCGAGCCAGCCTCGTGGCCGCTCTGGTAGGCCGACCGGTGACCGGCCCAGCCGAGGGCGGCCAGCGCAAGCGCCAGAGCCGCCCCCAGCCAGATCCTCACGCCGCCTCGGGCTTCTTCTTCGACAGCACCGACCACGCCGCCACGGCGAGGGTGGCGAGCGCGCCGCCCACGGCGGCGACGGTCTCGGCGTCGGCGAGGCCCTTGCCGACAAGGTAGCCGCCGATGGCGGCCACGACGGCGCGGACGATCCCGGCGATTTGTTCTGCGTTCATGTTCGTCTCCTATGCTTCGTTGGCCGAGGCCTTCGCCCCGTTGGATGCGATGAGCGGCATGGGGCCGCCCAGCACGGTGAAGCCCGGGGGCCAGCGGTAGCCGAGGACCCGGGCGCGATCAAAAGGAGCCACCGTCACGGCGTTGCCCTGGTTCCCGCCGAGCACCATCAGGCGCCCGGCTTCGTCGTTTCCGACCACGAACCCGACGTGGCCGCCGCCCTTGCGATCAAGGATAACGACAGCGCCCACGGCGGGCTCACGGATATAATCGCCCCAGTCGAGCCACGCCTTGGCGCGGTACCAGTGCCTCGGGCGCTTGATGCCCTCGCCCTCGAGCACGGCGGCGACGAAGGTGCCGCACCACGGGGTCTCATCATCCGACCACCACGCCTTGAGCTCGCGCAGCCAGCGCGCGATGACGGGCGCGGTCGCCTTGCCGGGGATTTCCCGCAGGCTGAGGAAGGCGCGCGCGGCGATGAGCCAGAGTGGCTCCATCAGGGCTTCCTCAGGTTCTTGAAGTGCACGGCGATCGCGAAGCAGCCGGCCGCGATCGCGATGAGCCCGGCGACCAGCGAGAT